GAAGATAGTTTAACAACACGAGCTCGGACTCGAACGGTGACATAGACAGCGGAGCCAGCAATTGCAGAAAAAGCGTTACCAGCGGTCAAGTACAGGTTATCATTGACTACCATGAAAGCCTCGGATAGTGAGGTTGGGCCAAAGTTGTCGGGGTAGATGTCCGACTGGGAAGTTGTAACATTGTTGGCAACATCAATGTTCAGAGAGCCACTAGCGATAAGCGAGTGGTCATCTGCTCGAACGAATGAAGTTCCCGGGTTCAAGTCCACAAGTTGGACAGTCAAGGAACCATTACCAACTAGCATCCCAAGGGCTGCTGAACTGTAGTCGCTGCCATCTTGAAAGATGAAGTCGACTTGGTCGATGGCGATGGCTTGCCCTGTGGGGACATTGACATAAGCTGAGAGGTCAAGTGATGCTTGGTTAATTGTACCGCCAGCGGAGCCAGCGGCCAACGCTACGGTTTCAGTCAGATAAAAGGAGCCAGTCTTTGCGGTCGCCATATACCTTGGTTCACCTGAGGGCCTATAAACTATGCTACCGGATTCCCATCTTCACGGCGAAGCCGTACAGTTGCACGCCGGAAGCCGCAGGCTTCTGTTACTCCCCCCAGCACACCCACCCCATGTTTAGTCCACCTATTTAGGCATTCCTTTCATGCGTACATACATATAGTAGGGGCTACTACGGGTAAACATGGCGGAAACAAAACCCCACATTGGCCCGGAAGCTCGCAGATACATGTTCGAACTCGTTACGGAGTACTGGAAGTTCTTTGAAACGGGCGACATGGCCTTCCTTTGGTCATGCGTTGGCTTTGCGATGGAAGAGGATGGTCACAGAGGACACAAAAAGCACGACGAGATATGCCAGCCCTACTATCGTTTGGCTTTGAAGATGATTTCAGACCGGTTCGAGGTGTTGTACTGATGGTGAACCGCACCATCTCCCTCGATGAAGTCTCTGATGCCATTCGGAAGCAATTGGTCAAGGACGGTGAGAACTTCTCACACTGGGTCCGAATGCAGCTGCGAAAGCATCAGCCGGGTGAAAGTGAACCGAAAGTGAAACCTGCACCACCTCGGAACTACATGTGTAAGAATTGCTTCGGCAATCATTGGACTGCCGACTGTCCGACATTGGAGGCTTCAGATTGAATTGTGACTGTGGCAAAATAATACCGCTTCCAAGCGACAAAAGAACCGTTGGTTTGTCATGTAGCTGCGGCATCTATTGGGACATTGCACATAGCCCCGATACGCTCATTGGTCGTCCCGTTCGATGGAACTGTGAGGTTTGCGGCTCTTCAAAACAAATATGCAAGAACGCCCCTCCGATTAGCAAATGCTACCGAGGCCCCGATATGATGACAAAGCATTTAGAGAAGGGCGAATGAACCAACGCCGGAACGCATAGCCGAACGCTCATAGACTTCAACTTCAGGAGTTCTGATGGCTATCCCACTTGGGAGGCCATACGCTACAGCCTTCAAAGATTCAAATCCAAGGCGAGGTACCAATCCAATTGGACCGGTGCCAATTGCAGGCGGTGGTTCTTTTCCTTTCAGATATTCTTGAAGCCTTTTTTGTTGAGGAGAATATGAGTCAGCCGGGTTAGGGTTGCCAGCTGGATTATTTGGGATCAAAATTTGAAACATTTCTGCAATATCCTCAACCCCAACATCCGTAACGTATGACATCATAGGGACATAATCAGGGATAGGTGCTATTTGCTCGACCCTATCGTCAAACCCCGGATATATTAACTGGCTCAGGACCATGTTCCCACCTACTGTTTTAATTCGTATGAACGCTTGAGGCGTTGCATGTAAACTAATTCAGTTTCCGCACCGAACGCACCGCCAATTAATTGCCGTGCTGCTGGTATCTTGACATAAGTCGTTGGGTCGAATGGGCCGCTGGCAAAGAGGGAAACGATGCGGTAGCAGTACAAGCGGTCCGAGGCTGATGGTTCGCCTGAATCAAATCTTTGGCTCCGTTCAAGTTGTTGATATGCTGGATATGGTATGTTTGTGTTAGAGGTAAAGAAACGGTACATGCCAAAAATTAAAGTTTCAAAATTAACAGTGGAACCAATCATGCCCGGAGACACACCTTGAGCAGCAAGGTTAGCGACCCTGTTGGCATCTAGAGGGACTGAAGTTACAATGTCTAATACTTGGACAGCATTGTAAGTTGAAGCAGCTGGGGGTTGAAATACATAGATGCCGGGGTCCTGTAGACCAATCGATTGAGTGAAGAAGGTAAGTCTTTCACGACTGTATCCGCTAAGGTCAATGGAAGTCTCATGAACAAACCTTGTAGCAGCAGCATCAAGCACCTCCCAGCCATCAGTTCCCACCCAGTTGGCACCATCGAAGGTAGCATCAAGAGCAGGGTGGTCAGCGGATAATCTTCGTTCTCCTTCCATAATATCAACTCAGAATTTATTTTTTCTTGGTAAGTCTATGAGCTTCTCGTTGGGCTCGTTTGAATCCGTTCTTAGCCCAGGCTCCTGATTTGAGTTTGTATTTGCCGGCGATTCGCTTGAAGTTTCTGCCGTACCGCTTAGAGTAATCTGAAGCCTTGCGCTTGACTTTCCGCTCCGTTGGGGCAGCCAGTTCACCAACCGCCTTAGCCACATCAGTATCGACGCCAGCACTTTCAAGCAACTCCTTGAGTAGCCTGCATGTTTCGCAAGCCATTAGAATCACGACTCGGCGGTGCTCTGAATAGCGATAGCCATCCAGTCCTTGGAAGATAGTTTAACAACACGAGCTCGGACTCGAACGGTGACATAGACAGCGGAGCCAGCAATTGCAGAAAAAGCGTTACCAGCGGTCAAGTACAGGTTATCATTGACTACCATGAAAGCCTCG